TGCCGCCCTGGTGCGTGGCACCAAAGACATCAGCGAAGCACAAAAGCAAATGTCGCTTGTGCTGGATATCAGCCGGGCAACATCCATTGACGCTACGACAGTCGCTGATGCGCTCGCAAAAGCGTATGAAGGCAACTACAAGGCGCTGCGATCACTCACACCCGAAATGGCAAACCTCATCAAAGAGGGCGCCGACCTTGACACGATCATCAATGTGCTTGGCGGCACATTTGGCGGCGCTAACCAGGCGTTCACCGAAACCGCTGAAGGCGGTATGGCAAAACTCAACATTGCCTGGTCGGAAGCCACCGAAGCGATCGGTAGCGCCCTGCTCCCGGTGCTTGAAGAACTCATCCCGATCATCACCAGCATGGCGTCATGGGTCGAGGAAAACAGCGGCCTGATCGTCAAATTGGCGTTCGTTGTCGGCGGTTTGTCGGCGGCTGTCGTCGTAGCCAACGGCGCAATGACGGCATACAACGCGCTTGCAGTCATCACTAAAACAGCGAACCTTGCATTGACGGGATCGTTTTACGCAACACAAGCGTCAATCGCCGCAATGAGCGCCACGCTCGCAATTGTTGCTGTAACAATTGGTGCGGTATACGAGCTGTATCGAGAAGGCCCTCGCGCCATTCAAGAGTTTTTGCTACCGTTCAAGCAATTTGGCGTTGCGTTGGCAAACGTCGTTGTTTATGTTGCAAACCTGGTCAATCGCATGGTGAACAGCGTTTTGGCGGGCATCAACCTTGTCATCAAGGGAATGAATTTGATCCCAGGCGTCAACATTCCTGAAATTCCCTATTTTGGTCAAATGGATTATTTTGCGTTGCCAACTTTGCCAGCGTTGACATCGGGCGGCGGTTCAGGTATCAACATGCGTGAAAAAGAGGGTGGGGTAGTAGTTCCTTCATCGGGTGGCGGATCGCTCGCTGTAGCGGCTCCTAGCGTGCCTACAGGGGGCGGTGGTGGGGGTCGTGGTGGCGGTGCAGCTGCCATTGTGGAAGCCCCGAACATGCTTGGGGCAGGCATCGCTAGCAACCCGTTCACATCAAGCGCCCGCAACGCCATGCTTGACAACATCACCATCAACGTCAACGGCGGCCTGGCAACCAGCGCCGAGATTGGGCAGGCGGTCGTAGACAGCATCCGTGCCTACAACCGATCGGCTGGCCCGGCGCGTATTGAGGTCAGCGGGTACGTCTGATGCCCGGCACAGCAATCGTTCAGTCAGGCAACTATGTCCTCGACATAGACGCAGGTTTTCAGGTTGACGCATTTACGCTTGATGACAGCACCAAAGGCGTCTTAGACAACACGACGTACGTGCTGGACGGCACCACCCAGTTCGCTGACGTCACCGACGGCACCCTCAACATTTCGGTGCGTCGAGGCCGCCGCGACCAAGGCGACAGTTTCTCCGCAGGCACCATGAGCTTCACGCTCAACGACACGCTGGCGGGTGGGGTGTTCAACCCGTTTGACACATCCAGCCCCTACTACGACGCCAACCAAGGCGTGCCAGGTCTGGCACCTATGCGTCGCGTCAGGCTCGGCCGATACAACGCCAGCAACGTACTCGAATACCTGTTCGTCGGTTATGTCGTCAACTATGACTACAACTTTGCGCTTGGCGGCCTGAACACCGTTACCGTCTACTGCGCCGACCAGTTCTATCTACTCGCACAGACCTACATGGACGAACTCAACGTCACGCCCGAAACATCAGGCGAACGCATTGACACCGTGTTGAGCCTGCCTGAGGTTGACTTCCCAACTGGGCCGACCGCCCGCGACATTTCCACAGGCACCGTCAACCTCGGTCACGACGCCGCCTACACCGTCCCACAAGGCACAAACGTGCTTGCATACCTGGCACAAATCAACGACAGCGCCGAATTCGGCCGCCTATTCATGTCACGCGAAGGCGTACTCACATTCCAAGACCGCATCGGCAACACCGTGTCAGCATCAGTCGCCGACTTCCACGACGACGGCACAAACACCCCATACGACCGTGTCGGCATCACATTCGAGGCTGATCAAGTAGTCAACAGGGCATATGTGCAAAACCTTGACGGGTCTAATGCCACCGACAGCGACCCGACCTCGATCGCCACCTATTTCATTCAGACCGAAAGCATCACGAACAGCCTGTTAGAAAGCGCCGGGACACAGCTCGCTGACGCAGCCGCCTACCTGCTCGAACCACAGCCCGAAGCCCGCTACACCGACGTCAGCACCAAATTCAACATGCTGACCACCGCCCAACGCGACACAGTCGCCATCGTCGATATCGGCGACACCATCACCATTGAAAAATCATTTACGGCGGGCACAGGCACCACCAACCTTGCCCAAGAACTCTCAGTCGAGGGCGTCGAGCATCAGATCGATTATCAGACCGGGCACCGCATCACGTTTTTCACCGCCCCAACCACAATCGTCTACGAACTCATACTTGACGACATCGTGTATGGCGTACTAGACGCAGAGAATGTCCTAGGCTAAAGGAGCAACTATGGGAGCCAACGCACAAACCTCAGTACCAGCATTTACCGCTGGGCAGATCTTGACCGCCGCACAGATGACGCAAGTGAACACAGGCGTCCCCGTGTTCGCTGACGACACGGCACGAACGGCCGCGTTCGGTGGCACAGGCGAAAAAACACTCGCACAAGGCCAACTCTCCTACCTCGAATCCGACGGCAAAGTGTACGTCTACACCGGAAGCGCGTGGGCTAGCATTTCGAGCGTGAACAAAGTGGCCGCTTTCACCGCCTCCGGAACATGGACCGTCCCCGCCGGCGTTACTTATGCGGTCGCTCATATTCGCGCGGCGGGCGGTGGGAATGGAACAGCAAGCGCAGGCGCAGGCGGAAATAGTTCAGTAGCGTTCGCAGGCGGCACCGTTAGCGCAACTGGTGGCGCGGCGTGTAACGCAAATCCAGGAGTACCAAATACAAACGCGCAAGCAGGCGCAGCAAACAGCGGTTGGGGCGCTCGCGGAAGCGTATTCCGTAGTGCGGATGGCGGCTATAACTGGCATGGTGGCGACGGTGCTTACATTGTTGCGGGTGGCGCGGTAACACCAGCCGCGTCGATCACCGTGACGGTCGGCGCAGGTGGAACAGCGGGAACGAACGGCGCGGCCGGAGGTTCAGGCTACGTCTGGATCGAATATCAGGAGTGATCATGGCAACTTACGCACAAGTCGAAAACAACATCGTCGTCAACGTAGTCGTCGCCGACGCGGAATGGATCGCCGAACAGCCCGGCGAGTGGATCGAATACGACGACGCACATCCATGCGCGATCGGATGGGACGTCGAAAACGGTGTTTGTGTCGTACCACCAGCACCGCCACCAATCGCCGGCTAATGAAATGGCGGCACTACTTAGGGCCGATCATCCTGCTGATTGTGGTCGCGTGGGCGTGTAGCGGTTGCCGTGTCAGTAAAGAAACTACTTACAACTATTGCTTCACAAAGCAGGCCTGTGAGTAAAACCCCAGAACAACAACACGCACACCTGATTGTGTTCGTAGGCCGCGTCATGGCCCTATGTTTCGCCGTAACCATCGTCGCATTCATCTACGGCATTTTGTTCGTCGATCAGCCGATGGAACAAGCCCCAACAGACGCCCAAATCATCGACCTGCTGTCTACCCTGCTGGTATTCCTCACCGGATCATTGTCTGGGCTACTGGCAGGCAACGGGCTAAAATCAAAAGTCAAGAAAGGCGCAGAAAATGACGAAACAAACTAAAGCCATGCTCGCCTCATATGCCAGGGCGGCGATCGCCGCAGCTGTCGCCGTTTACTCGACGGGCAATACCGATCCGCAAGACCTTGCCAAAGCCGCTGTCGCAGCGCTCATCCCCGTCATCATGCGATGGGCAAACCCGAAAGACCCCGCATTTGGTCGCGGTGACAGCCAAAGCTAAACCCGGCGTCGCAGGCGCCACCGACTACATCGGCAACGCCGACGGAGCCAGCCCCAAGCCGCGTTCCGGCATGGACGAATGGATCCGTCAAGCAATCAAATACGCCAACGGCTCGCTATGGAACAACGGGTCATATGGGCAACGTGACATGAAAGGCAAACCAGGCAGCCTGTCGGTACACGCCACCGGGCGCGCCGTCGACCTGTCGTACCGTGACATGCCTGACGATCGTGGCAAACCTAACGGCCGACAGCTCAGCAAAGTGTTCATCGAAGCTTGTGTTGCCAACGCAAATGTGCTTGGCCTGCAAATGGTGATCGACTACTGGCCGCAGCCGTTCGGTCGTGCATGGCGTTGCGACCGCATGGCCTGGCAGGTCTACCAAAAAGCCACCGTCTCCGGGGCACCTGGCGGCGACTGGTGGCACGTCGAGATCACACCCAAAATGGCAGACAACCCCGAACTCGTAAAAGCCGCATTTCTCAAGGTCTTTGAGGGCATCCCCGCCTAACGCCACGACCCGCCCTAAGGTGGGATCACCGACGAAAGGAAACCCAAGCCATGACATTGAACCCATTAGCCGCATTATGTGCCTGCATCACAGCCATTTTCGGTTTTACGACGCTCCTAGAGGCTCCTAGACCCCTCTCAGGGCAACCTACAGCCAGCACCACACCGCTGTCGTGGGACATTTACCCAACCACAACGGTCGGACAGACCACCGTCACCGAAACCAGCCTGCCCACCACCATCGCCAACTGTGACGACGCCGTCAACCTTGCCCGGCAAGTTGGCTGGCCTGAAGAAGAACTAGACACCCTGGCTGTTGTCATGTTGCGTGAATCGAACTGCACACCAACCGCCCACAACATTGACGACCCGCACGGCGGCTCATACGGCCTCACCCAAATCAACGGGTTTTGGTGCGTACCAAATGCGTCATGGCCGATGGGCTGGCTACAGGTACAAGACGTCGGCGTAACCGATTGCTCGGAGCTGTACATACCCGAGGCGAACCTGCGGGCCGCGCTCGCGATCTACAACAATTCCGGGTGGGGGCCGTGGGCTGTCACAGCCCCGTGACACGCCTGTGATAGAACATCCTTACATCGATCCCGACGACACACTCAGCAAGGAGACCCGACAAATGATGGCCGACAACTTTGAGCCGACCTCAGCATCAGCGAAACACCTGAAAGCGTTGAACGAAATTGTAGACACGATCTTCAACCCGCACAGCGACGTCATTCGACGCCTACGCACCATCCGAAACGCGATGAGCCTGTGCGACCCAGAACCGCTGTACGACATCGAAACTATTGACAAAGCAATTGCAGCGTTGGAGAAGGCACGATGAACTGCACTATCTGCAAAGGCGTCATCGCATGGCCCGACATTCAAGGCCGCACCCATTTCGTGTGCGACGGTCGAGTACCAACCGCCAAACCCATCACCCCATACGGGCAGGCAATGCAGATCAGCCAGGCAGTCGCCGACGCCAAATGGACACCCGCACAACAACGCCAAGTAGACGCCGCCATCGACGCCTGTGCGCGCGAGATCGGCTACTTCACCGCTGACGACGTGTGGGCCAAACTCGGGCAACATTTCCCAGTCACCAAAGGGCTTGCTGGTCGGCTCAATGCAGCTGTGCGACGCCGCACCATCGTAAACACCGGCGCCGTACGCCACGCCAATCGTGGCGGCCAGCATGATCACGCCCAACGCCTCACAGTATGGGCAGCCGCATAATGGCATTCGACCTGAGCAACTACGAGACCGTCGAGGATCGCTTAGCACGGTTTTGGCGTGACCACCCAACCGCCCGCATTGAAACCGCGATGATGGCCTACGACGGCGACAGCTGCGTATTCAGAGCCGAGGTTTACTTTGATGCTGGCCAGTCGTCACCCACCGCGACTGGCTACGCCGAAGAAGTCAAAGGCTCAAGCCCGGTCAACAGAACGTCGTTCGTGGAGAATTGCGAAACCAGCGCCATTGGTCGAGCGTTGGCGAACTGCGATTACGCCACGCACGGCAAAAGGCCATCCCGTGAGGAGATGGCAAAGGTGCAGCGGGCGGGGGCGGGCAACCTTGCGCCCGGATCGGAACCCTCGCCCGTTGCATCAGACCACATCACCACCGTTGGCGGCTCTAAAGCTGCAACCCCGAAGCAGGTTGGCTACATGAAGGCGCTAGCCAAGAAACTGTCGCTGGATGAGGAAGGCCTGTTTCATTATGTGCAACAGGTACTTGCTAGTGATGCAGCTGTGCCCGAAGCCCTAACGATCTCTGAAGCCAACCGCGTCATCGACGCCCTGAAGAAGGACACACAATGAGCCTTGACAACGCTGAACGACTAGTTGTACTCATTGGCAAAGTGACTGAACTAAACGTAGATCAAGCACATAAGGATGAGCTGCTGAAATACTTGCGGTGGGCGCTGCGTAAAGCGGTCAAGGCCTACTGGTACAGCACCGAAATCAACGTCGACTAGATCGACCACAGACCTAAACCGATCGCACGGTGGATGGATGACACCCGGTAACGGGGGTAGATTGACGCGCCCTAAAACAGCAACACGAAGGTGGCGGGGCAAAGCGTCAAAGCGATGATGTTCAGCAAATTAGTTAGTGGGACGCGGGTAGAGGCAAGCCGCGGGGTGGGCATTACACCTCTCTGCGTTACACCCAAAATTAGACTATGTAAAAAAACACCGCAGCAGACTTGGAGACGTCATGACGGACACGCAAGCACATCGAGGGCAAGGCAGCTCCGCTGCCGCGCCAGCCCAAGGCGCGCAGCGCCGCGGGAGGCCCTCAAAAAACCCCAAAGTCACCTACACATGCGAGTTATGCGGCACAACCAAAACCGTCTACCAACACCACAGCCGGGCTTATCGCTTCTGCTCCCAAACTTGCAATCTCATCAACGCGCGAGCACAACGCAAACCTGATCCTCTCGCCGCATCAAAAAAACGTCATCGACGAAGCAACTTCGACAAACAACGCCGCGCAAAAAACCACGAAATCAGCAGACAAAACATGCACAAACGTGGACAATGTGCGTTACACCCGATCTACAACAACGGCCAAACATTAGAAGTCACCCCAAACACATTGCCCATGTTCGCCTGGGATCACATCGACAGAACTACCAAAACAGCAAGCGTCGCAAAACTCAAAGACCGCAACCCACAAACATTGCAAAACGAAATCGACAAATGCCAATTACTGTGTCACAACTGCCATGCTATGAAAAGCCGTGAACACAATGACCATTACCCAATTGACAAACCCGTGACGTCGTAATGCCACGCCAACACACCACCAGCGACCCGGCCTACGCCGCAGCTCGCAAAGCCCTACTCAAAGACAACCCAATCTGCTACTGGTGCAGACGACGCCCAGCTACAGAAGCAGACCACCTCGTTGAGGTCGATCAAGGCGGCACACATCAGGACGGCATGGTGCCAAGCTGCAAACCCTGCAACGCAGCTCGCGGAGCCACATACCGAAACAAAAAAGCCGCGGCAACACGCAACGCACGAAGCAAAGCCCTGAATGAATTTTTACACGGAAACGCGATGCCCCCGAGCCCCAAGCAAAAATATCCTGGAACCAGCCCTGACCAGCCCGAACCAGCGGTAACTGGCCATGATCAGCCTCGACTGGAAACGATCAGCCCGGATGGGGCGGGTTCGTATGGGCCGCTTGTGGGGGACATATGCCAGGACGCGCTTGGGCTTGAGCTGATGCCTTGGCAGGTGCATTTTCTTGATCGGGCGTTGACGTTCGATGACGATGGGCTGTTGGTGCATCGGTCGGCGTTGGGGTCGGTGGCCCGTCAGAACGGCAAGTCGATCATTCTCAAATCGGTCATCTTGTTTTGGCTGCTGGAGATGCCGAAGATCAGGGGCGAGAAACAAACGATCGTGTCTGTGGCGCATCGCCTTGATCTCGCCGTCATGGTGTTTGATGACCTGGCTGACATTCTTGAGAACAAGTACGGCGCGCATGTGTCGCGGTCGTATGGTCGCAACAAAGTGACAATGCCGGACGGCACGACGTGGTGGATCAAAGCTGCGAAACATAACGCCGGTCACGGCATGTCGATCGACCTGCTGATCGTTGACGAACTCTTTGACGTCGATGCCGAGGTCGTCGAGGGTGGATTGATGCCGGCGCAACGCGCCCGCAAAAACCCGTTTGCCTTGTTCATGTCAACCGCAGGCACCGAGGCATCGGTGCTGTTTCAGCGTTGGCGTGAACACGGGCTACGCGCAATCGACAGCAATCAGCCAACCGTCAACTACATGGCCGAATGGTCGCCACCACCGCACGTCGATCCGATGGCGCCGTCATCGTGGACATGGGGCAACCCCGCCATCGGCCACACTTTGACGCTGGAAACGTTGCAGCAGGAAAGCGAAAACCCCGATCGCGCATCATTCCTACGCGCCAGCCTCAACCTGTGGGTCACGGTTGCTCGCGGCTGGATCGCACCCGGACGCTGGCCCGAACTTGAGCATCGCGGCCCGATCCCGATGGGCGGCATTATCGCCATCGAGGCCAGCCTGGACGACAGCCGATACGCAGCTGTACGCGCCGTCAACCTGCCTGACGGTCGCACCGTCTGCACCATTGCGTTTGTCGTCGACACGATTGGCGAGCTGTACGACAAACTTGCTGAGGCCGCCGCCGACTCATCGGTACGGTTCGCCATGTCGCCCACGATCGACGCAATCTGCCCACCCAATCTTGAGCGCCGCCGCGTCATCGTCGGCTAC